ACGGTACGGACAAAGGAAAGGAGAGGAATTGAACATCCTCAACAAAGGCAAGCCGAAACACAAGCGCATGAATCCACGCCGACAATGGCGCAAGCTACTGACCGCGCTCACGGTCGCCATATCCATGGCGGTCGCGCCGGCCGCGATGGCCGACATGAACGGGTACGACATCTCGAACTGGCAGTGCGGCATCGACACCGCGACCGTGCCGGCAGATTTCGTCATCGTCGGCACCACATGGGGATCCGGCGGCGTGTACGGTGGTTGCCTGTCCAACGGCGTCAACACCGACGCGAACCGACAACTCGCCGGAGCCATCAACAGTGGTAAGGAGACCGGCGTCTACCATTACGCGCGCGGCGGCAACCCGGAGACCGAAGCCCGGTTCTTCGTCGACAATGTGCGCGGATACGTGCACAAGAGCGTCCTGATCCTCGACTGGGAGGCGCAGGACAACGCCGCCTGGGGCGACAAGCAGTGGCCACGCCGCTGGGCCCGCGAGGTCAAGCGACTGACCGGCGTGAACCCCATCATCTACACGATGGACTCCGGCTACTGGCAGGTCGCCGGCATGGAGACCGAACTAAACTGCGGCATCTGGATCGCCCAGTACGCCACGAACATGGTCACCGGTTACCAGACTGCGCCGTGGAATATCGGCGCCCGCGGCGAGGTCATGCGCCAGTACACGTCCAACGGCAGTCTCAGCGGCTGGTCCGGACGACTCGACCTGAACAAGTTCCGTGGCGACCGCGCGGCATGGCGCAAGTACGCGAACCCCGACGACAAGGGCGCGACGAATCTGCCGAACGTCAAGCCGAAAACCCAGCCCACGACCGCTCCGACGGTCGACCTGAACGCCTTGGCCACGCGCACCATCCGCGGCGACTTCGGCAACGATCCGGCCCGCAGGCAGGCGTTGGGCGGCAATTACGCGGCGGTCATGCAGATCGTCAACAGTCGCCTCGGCGGAGGTTCCGGCGGAACGGCCGCCACGGGTTCGCGTAGCGTCGTGGTCCGTTCCGGCGACACCATGGGCGCCATAGCCGCGAGGACCGGACTCCAGCCGGTGTCCGCCTGGCGCGTGCCGAGCGGTGACGTCAATCGGATCTATCCGGGGCAGACCGTCACCTATGGAGGCGCGTCCGCGTCCACCGGCTGGAGCGGGGTCGGAGGCCATGTGGTCCGTTCCGGCGAAAGCCTGTGGAGCATCTACGGCTCCGGCTGGCAGTCGGCTGCCGCACGCAATGGCATCCGCAGCCCATACGTTATCTATCCCGGACAGTACCTGCGCTGAAACTCCCGTCTCCACGACCTCAAGCGTTGTTGGAGACGGTTGCCGTAATGTTTAAGGAGGTGAAAAATGGATGAATCCAATAGCCCGCAATCCGATTACCTGCTGCCAGGCAGGGTATACGACGTGCTCAAGTGGCTCGCGTTGATCGCTTTGCCGGCTGTCGCATGGTTGGTTGGTGTGGTCGGCCCGCAATGGGGACTGCCGCATTGCGGCGAACTCGTCACGACCATCAACGCGATCGGCGTTTTCGTCGGCGCTTTGATTGGTGTCAGCCAGCTCGCTGGCGACGCCAGAACCGATGGAAACGCGTGACCATGCCACGTGACGTCTATGGCCCCTCTTCCAGCGCACGGCTGGGGGAGGGGCCTCTTCTTCGTTTCGCATACAAACCGCATACAAAGACCGTCACGTTTCCGGTCGTCGTGCTGCAAGCGACCGCAAGTATGATGTGTTGGAAAACGTTGGAATATCAACGTTATTCATCTTTTCGGCATTCAGCCGCAATTGGCATGAAACCCTATGAATGGAGCAGGGAGAAGATGTTACGGCCGGATTGGGCCAAGATCGCTGCGGCCGCATCGCTGTCGAACTTTGGATTCGATATTTTCTCCCATGTGCTGAGGAATGAGATGGTGTCCGATAGGCGCAGCCATCGTCGGATGACTTCGCCTGTCCTGTCACTGCTGTGTCTGGCGAGATCGGTGAGACTGATGTAGTCTTCGCCGTTGACGGCGTGAATGGTCACGTCGACATCTTTTGCATGGATTCTTGATGACTTTTCCACCGGCATTTCGTTGTCCTTTCAACGATTTTGACTTATCCACCGTAAAAGTGGTCGAATTCGGTCATTTTTAATAATTTGAAAAAGGTGTATAATAGTAGTTTTTCGCAAAGCCGCGGAACACATCACTCATCCGGAGTCTCCGCCTCCAGATCACGGTTCCTGTCAGTGTTGGCCGCAAGCTCCTGGGGCGGCAAGTTGCAATAGTCGGGAGCCCATTTTGCCGGCATCTCACCGGTATTGGTGATGTGGTCAATCAGCGTGTCAAGCTCCTCCAGGATAGTTCTTGTAGCACGGCCGCGCTTCTGTGGCGATGAATGTTTGCCAGCTCGATTCGTGGCTTCTTCGTCTAATGTGCGTCCGTCATATTCGAGCATGCAAAACGCGGCGACTGCCAGTGGTGTGATATTGAGCTTCTTTGCCGCGCGTTCCTCGGCCAGTGTGGGTTGATGCGTCTTGATTTCTCCGGTATAAATCGAGGATGCGATGTCGATGACCTTCATTGATAGGTCGGCAAAGTATGAAGGAAGCCCCGAAGCAATCTTTCGATTGATGAATTCAACCGTAAGCTGCTCTACGATACTTTCGCGCTCGACGTCGACGTGGTGTCCACTGAGGATGGAGCGGAGGTCGTTTCTGCTTATCTTTAGCTTGTCGGATAGCTCTATATCTCCTTCGCCTGGGAATAGGTCTGACAGGTAGAATGGCTTGTTGTTGATGGCGCTGATCGTTTTGGCAAGGATGATCATGTTTTCAAGCGATCCGGCCGCTATCCCTTTCTCAAGACTGGCGACGGTGGAGCTTGACCATGTTCCACCTTGACTGACGGCTTCTGTGGCCACGCGATCCAATGTAAGCCTCGAAGTATGCCGCCATGTCTTCAATGTCTCTGCGACTGCTTTATTAATTCTCATGTTTCAAATTTTATAACGTGACACGCCGATAATGTTCACAAGTTGCAATAACTCAAACTTGTGCTAATTTATGTCTCAGGTTCGAAAAGTTCGAACTTGTGAAAAATGAAAGGAACGGGACATGACGGCCAGTGAATGCCTGACGCTGACGCCGACGCAGGTCGAAGCGAAGTACGGCATCAAACGCAACCACCTCAGCCAGCTTCGATATCAGCACCGCGGGCCGCGCTTTATCCAGGCGACACCACGCACGGTGCTGTATCGCACAAGTGACATCGAGGAATGGCTGAACGCAAACACAGTGGAGACTAGGGAAAGCAAGGGGCTAGCGGCATGAACAACGAAATCCAATCCCTCGAATTCGAAGGCAACAAGGTGCGCACCGCGCAGGACGAGAACGGCAATCCGCTCTTCTGCGGTACTGACGTTGCTCAAGTGCTCGGCTATGCAAACCCTGCTAAGGCCGTAATCAACCACTGCAAGGGGTTCCCGATTCGGAAACCCCTTGAGACGGCGGGCGGAATCCAGCAGGTCAGATTTATTTCCGAGGGTGACTTGTACCGGCTCATCACGTCCAGCAAGCTCCCCGCGGCGGAGCGCTTCGAGAAATGGGTGTACGACGAGGTGCTGCCTTCGATTCGCAGGCATGGCGGGTACATGGCCGGCCAGGAACGGATGACACCCGAACAGATGGCGCTCGCCAGCCTGAAATGGCTGCAATCCAAAGTCGACGAACAGGCGCGGCAACTCAAGGCGCAGGAAGGCAAGGTACTGTTCGCCAATGCGGTCGAAAGCGCCAAAACGTCCATCCTCGTGGGCGACCTTGCGAAGATCCTGAAAGGCAACGGCATCGACATCGGCCAGAAGCGCCTGTTCGCGTGGCTGCGAGAACACGGACGGCTCATCAAAGCCAAGGGCTCCAGCTGGAACATGCCGACCCAGAAAAGCATGAACCTCGGACTGTTCGAGATCAAGGAGACGACCGTCACGCACGCCGACGGACACACCACGGCCAACAAGACGCCGAAGGTCACCGGCAAGGGGCAGACGTACTTCACCAACCTGTTCCTCAAGCCGACGTTGGAAGCGGGCGCGTGATGGAAGACGATGGGGCATTCGCGTCGTTGGCGGCTGCTTTGAAGCCGATGAACACGACGAAGGACATTGCCGACCGCTGCGGCATCAAGGAAAGCACGCTCGCGCACTGGAGAAGCGACGGCATCGGCCCGAAATTCGTGAAGGTCGGACGGACCGTCATGTATCCGAAGGAGCCGATGATCGCCTACTTCAAGGAACACCTCTACCAGAG